GTAAGTGGGGCGACGTTTTATGAACTACAAGAGGCAACTACGCCAGATTTTTCAGATGCAACAGTCGCATACAGTGGGCCAGAAAGAGGGTATAATGTAATAAAAGGAGGTAATGGTACTTACTATTACCGTGTACGTGCAGGAGTAGCTTAATGGTAACTTATAGTACATGGACGACGGCTTCTAATGTATGCAAGGTAGTACATTCTACTTTGTCGGAGCCAGACATATACGGACTGCTATTACCTCCCATTCAGGAAGAGGACCAACAGACAGGTACTGCGGCTAATTTAGATCAGTGGGATAACCCTGATAATGAATTGTACACTTGGGACCAGACTGCACCATTAACGGGTGTATGGGACAGGATGGGGCTACGTCCAGTATTACAGCGGTTATTTGCGGTACTAGAGGATCAACACGGCCAACATTTGGAAGAACTGGCTGACATGAAACATTTGGTTGATCCTGATACTTGCCCCGCTGCGTTTTTAAAATATATGGCAACATCATTAGGATATAATCTAGACGATTCATTAACAGAAGATGCACAGAGGGCAACCATTCGCGGGATTATGACGGCCTATAAAGAACACGGAACTCCTTTATCTTGGACAGTGTTCTTTCGGATGATCGGGTACAAAATAATAGCCTACCCGTTATGGAAAAAAGCCTACGCAGAAGATCAGGATAGGTATGACCGGGATAGGTATATTACAACAACTCCTTTTTTGGCTGCTGCCCTTCCCGGTATTTTCGTCAACGCCATGACCCAGGCTCCATTGCGTCCGTTTAAATTAACTGTGACAGACGGTACAGAAGTTATGCGGGACAACGGAAAAGGTAATTTAGTTGGAAGTTTAGGAGGGTATGGGACTGTTAATTATTTAAGCGGTGCCTTACGTTTGTTCTTCGCACCGCCTGGTCCAGCTGGTCCTATTACTGCTTCAGGGGAAACTGTAGTTGAAGAGTATCCATATCACGCAGCCCGAGTAGATTTCGATTTCTTTCTAATGCCGTTATCAGGAGGAGCACCTCCCGCAGTCACACCAGCCTTTGTAAATAAAGTATTAAGGTATCTTGAAGAGGTTAGACCTATACACGTTATATTACGAACATTTAATTTAGTCTTACCTATTGAGGAAGAACTAGACGATATCGTTACAGATGAAGCTTGTTGTGGACCTTCCGTAGCTATTGACCATTGGACGGCACATGAAGATTTGTATTTAGGAGATTTGGGTCCGCACCCTCAAGATACATATTTATTGATTGAATCAGGGGTCACTGCGAAAGAAGTGGTGGTAGACGATTTAACTCCGTTTATTCATCCTTGGGCGGGTGATCCCCTTGTGATAGCATCAATACCTCCACAGCCTTCTGATGGATCATATTAGAGGTAAAGAATAATGGCAGAACAATTACCACTGTTTGAGTTTGATGTTCCGGCTGACGGGGCTCCTTTGATCTCACAGCCGATTCGTCAGATGTTAAATGCGTTAGGCAGTACCTTTAGGACTACTAATGCAGCGTATCCCGCTAATCCTAGAGCGGAGATGTTGCGCATACTTGACGAAAATGACCTCCATACCAACATCAGATTACAAAGATATTATGGAGGTGCGTGGGTCACATTGATTGCGCACATGGAGCAGTCTCTATCTATTCCACGTAGAATGGAAAGCGCAGTCGCTGTCGCAGCGGCGGTGTGGACCATAAATCATAATATGGGGGTGCGACCGTTAGTACAAAGTTATAACACGTTGGATACTTTATTAGCCCCTGTAAGCATTGTTCATGTTTTAGTAGCAGGCGTGTATAATAGAGTAGTTATTACGCATGGTGCGCCAGTTGCGGGTTATGCGATTCTTGTTGGATAGTCTGCGGGTACCAGCAGATAAGGAGAAGATAATGACACAAGAGGATACAACGAATCTGCGGAAACGCTTGTATAGGGCGTTAGCAGGAGCTCCGGCAGCACATCCAGGTACAGGCGGTAAAGGAGCAAGAGGCGCAGCTAGTATAGGCTTTGGCGATCCAGCACCGTTAGTATCAGGTAGGTTTAAACTAGAATTGACTGATGAACAGACAGGTGAGGTCATTACTGTAATCGACGACCCTAACCTTGTCGTATCCCAAGCCGCTAATTTAATGGCATCAATGGCTGCGGGCATAGTTAACTCAGAAATAGGTTACATCGAGCTAGGCGATCCGTTAGTAGCACTTCCTCCATCATTAACTGACGTAACGCTGCAACAGACTACAGGGCAGCGTCAGGTCGCAGCTCCTGTAGTAGCAAGCAATACAGTAACTTTTACAGCAACATGGGCAGCCGGTGTAGGTAACGGGTTTACTTATACAGAAGCAGGATTATTCACAAATCCTTTAGCAGCAGGCACGATGTTCGCGCGTAAAACAGGATTTAGTATTGTTAAGACAGCAGCATTTTCTATGACGCTAACTTGGTTGTTAACCTTTAGCGTGCTAGATGCGTGCGCCGAAGCGTGCTACGGAACAGCGTTAGTCGGCAGCTCGTACACTGTAGAAGATTATATTTACGATGCAGTGGGTGGCGAAACACAAGTGGTAGTACCCATTGACTTCGTTATAGGTGCAAAGAGGTTGGAAGTATTCTTGAATGGTCAGCGGCTATATTACACGCGACATTACATAGAAGCAGCTATCGGAGCCAATAAAGGAATTAATCTGATTGCGTTTACTTTAGTCGGACCAGCCGCAGACGATATGTATTTCCGACACCTTCGCTGGTAGTCGATAAGGAGATGACTAATGGTTTATCAACCGCCAAAATTGCAAAAAAGACAAGTGCTGCTAGGCGCAGACTTAGACGGGTTCTATCCAGAGGAAAGTAGCCCGGCTGACAACTTTATAGCGATCGGTCCAGGCTACTACAATGATAGGTCGCTTGGGCAAATTGTGCCTATGGCCGCTCAAACAGCCGGACCTTTTGCATTAGTTACAGGCGCACTGAGAGAACGGTGGGATTTGCTCTATTTAGACGCAACAGGGACGGCTGCAATAGAAGCAGGAACAGAACAGGCAGCAGGCGGAGCAGCTTATGTTGGTGCTCCGGGTAATGGTGCACCTTTTATTGCAGATAACGTATTGCCTATTGCTTGGGTCTTAGTTGATGAAGCGGGCGGTGTAATAGTTAATGCCACAGATATTACTCCTGTTAGGGGATACTTTCAAAATAGGACTAAAGGAGTAGTAGGCAGCCTAGCGACAGATGATGGCTCAGGCGTAGGCGGTGTATTAGGAACGGATTGGAGTCTAGTACCCATTGACCATCAGCATCCACCCAATGTTGATGCTAATCTTCCAGCGGATGTAACAGCAGCGGCCCCCGCTGCCGGAGTCATTGATGTGTATGCACGTAGGGATCATATTCACCAACTAGACGCTACGCTTTACGCATCCCTCGCTACACCGATGGATAAAGGAAGTTCCTTATATTGGACTCCTAGAACAGACCAACCAGGTGGAGGGCTTAATCCAGAAAATCATCACTGGATTTTACATAAGTTTCAAGGTAGAGCATGGAATGACGCTTCGGTGTGGTTCAATGTCAATGTAGGGTCGGAGCAAACGCTAGAATTATTTCCTGTGGACGTTGGCGGGCTCGGCGGCAACATTGGACTCGGAGCCTCAGATGTTACAGATCAAACAATAATAGCGTTTGCCAATACATGGTTGTATGTGTATTTGCTTGGTGATCCTGTAGCGGGTACAGCCGCATTGGTGTATTCAACTAATAAACCTAGTGTTGGACCTAATTTGGCGCACGCTGCTTTTGCAGGGTATACTGCTTGGCGGGTTATTACTTGCATTGAAGGAACTAGTGGAGCAAATGGTCAAGCTGTTCCTATGTGTAAATACGATAATATGGTGTTAAAACTTATACCAACAGGAACTAAATCTCTGGCAGGCTCAAATGTTGGCGCTCATGTTGAAGACTTATACTGGAATGCAGCTACGGGTGTAATAGTTGTTAGCGTAGCTGAGCACGTATCCCCTTTGGCTAATGCTGTATTCTGGAACGTGACTTGTTTCACAGATAACTCTACTGGCGCAGGGCAATCCTTAGCTGAGGCTGTCTTTATGGGGGATACAGCGGCAGCTATTTATCCAGACCTTATAACTGGAAGTGATGTAGACCGGAAAAGGGTCATATGCACAGCTTCATCGAATGCAAATTTTAGTGAGGAAGACGTATTTAACAGTGAGGCTTTTTGGTATCCGTTATCTGAACTTAGAACTTTTGTGCTAAACTTTGCTACAGCAGGTGTAGGTATTGAGGCACTATTTATGCAAGTGTTAGCGTACATTGAGGTCAATGATCAGGCAACAGACGACTTTGACTATACGCTTTAAGGAGGACATATGAATGATACCGCTGTAGCGGATTTATTAAAATGGCTGCTCATTGGCTGTGCAGCAGGGTATCCGTTTCTCGGCGGGTTCATTATGTTTCTTGTTAAAGAGCTTTTGAAGTCTAAAGATCAACAAGTAAATATAATGCAAGAAGCTACCTTGTATAACAGAGAAACGATAGACACGCTAGACCGAGTAGTGGAAGTAGTTGACAAAGTGGCAGAATTACTAACCTAGGAGGGGAACATGAGCTTTCTTGCGTGGCTATGTAGTTGGTTGGATGACCAACCAAACAAGAATACAACAGTCACAATTGCAGTTGATACTACGGGTAGTGAGCACAAGATTTCTTGTGAAGTGCCTGCTACGAATGGTAAGGTAAAAACACTTCCACTAAAAAAAGAATCTAAGGTTCGTGAAGAGTTCGTTGAGACGGTCATTACTCGACTTCAAAAAGCACGAAGTTTAAACCACCGACTAGATGTGTTACATGAGAGATTAGACAGTAAGATCAAAAAGAAGAATGGAGGGAAGTAATGGACCAAGTAACAGCTATCGTAATGGCGATTATCGGATCTATTCTAACAGCGGCTACGCCTTTGATCATTACATGGCTAAGGCAGCAGGCTATAATTAAACAGTTTCATTTGGAAAATTTATGTGAGGCTCGCATTCCCCAAATAGTTGAGTGGGTGGAAGCATGGGGCAAAACTTGCATAGCAGAGACAGGAAAGAAACCGAGTAGTACAGCAAAGCTACAGAAAGCGTTGTCGTTTGCTGAGAGTTTAATCCCATGGATAAAGGATCCAGATGAATTGCGCGGCAGAATTGAAGCCGCTTTAACTGAAAAACAAGGAGTAGTGAGGATAGGTAAGCAGAAGGAGGAATAAATAATGTATCGAGTATTTGTAATAGTTCTAGTTCTGCTGTTAGTAGGATGTGGAACATCTCAGGAAGTAAAAGACAGTACACATGATCAACGAATCGCAGTAGGTGCGTACATGAGTAATTTCATGGACAAAGGAAAGACAACACAGGCGCAAGATCAAGATGTTATTCGACAGTGCTACAGGACGTTAGTACTGTTGGATTGGGGCTTGAACGACGACGAGGAAGCGAAAGAATTATACAACAACTAAGACCTTGGCGGCGTTATTTTTGGAGACTATTGATGGCTAGTAAGAAAAAGAACCAGTCGGATTACTACGATGATAAGCCAGAGGTCGTTGTAGTTAAGCCGGACACAGAAAATAGAGATTGGTACGACCTGCTCATTCTTAAAGGTGCAGTGAAGGCCACGACCATTCCACCACAATTTCAAGGAACGGCAAGGATCGGTCTTGCGTATCTAAAAGATCATAAAGAGGACTTGGTATCACTAGGTGAAGCAGGCTTCGGGGAATTGTTTAATCTATTAAGTTCAGGCGCAAAAGGGAAAGCCAGAGATTTATATGTTCAGACCAAAATGGGGCCGGATGCTTTAATAGCAGCCATGTCCTCAAACAATAAAGATTTAGCGAAGGCTGTTGCTAAACAAGAAACTACTACAGCGCAGTTCAATGCCCTTATTGAAGCGTTGGGCAATCTAGGAGTTAGGATTATCCGAGGTTTGCTTAAAGAAGCTATCCAACAGATTTAATAAGCCTTTGCTACCGGTCGCGGTAGTATCTCCTGAGCCGTCCCTTGGAGGGGCGGCTCTAATTTTTTGGCTGCTATTGATAATTTTTTAGAGTAGATATATAATATGGAAGCACAAGAGTTCTCTTTAGGCGCAAGATATGCAACGACGAATCCTTTATACCCGTGCTATGCGGGACGGTAAAAACGTTCTCTATATAAATACAGGCGATAAATTCCTCGACAAGATGTCAACTAGGGCGCACATAAAGAAGGCCGCAATAAAGCACTTCAAGAAAACAGTCGGCGGAAAACCAGATATAGAAATGACCTCAACACTCATACCGGAGCATGAGCGGGCTGTTAAGAACCAAATTAAATCTAATGAATTATGTCCAGAGTATGCTTGTCCTTTATATGGTGATAAACCCGTTGATTATTGCGGTCCAGATAAACCGTTAATAATGGTAATAGGGGAAGCTCCTGAGTTTGAGGATTATGAATTAGGCACATCCTCAGTTAGCAAGTCAGAAAAGATGCTTAGTCATTTATTATCCGCAGCCAAGTACATGAAAGAGTATGGGGTAACAAATGTTATTTGTTGTCCTCCTGATGATATAGAACCGACATCAATTGAAAAAGCCTGTTGCTTAAATAGATTATTATCCTTCCTTGATTACATGAAACCTAAAGGGGTTATCTGCGTAGGGGACCATGCTGCTAATACGTTTTTCCCTCTAGTGGGAATGCAAGGCGAAAAAAGTTTTCCGGTTAATTGTTTGCGCACAGTGGACATGGGCAGTATGCGGTTTATTCATATAAAGCATCCTGATTGGTTTTTACGCAAAGGCGTTAATATTGCTGGTCAGGTAAAGAATAAAAGAATTAGAGAAGAAGTAGAGGATACTATTTTCTCGCTCAAATTATTTAAAGAAATGATTACGACAGTTAAAGTACCGAAAAGAAAACAAGGGTGGTCATGGGTTGATCAAATTGACCGACTACTTTCACAAGAAATTAAAAGAGGTCGTCTGCTGGTACCAGCAGATAAAAAAATAACATGAAACGAATCTTACAGAACTTTCAGGCTACGGTTATCCGATTGCCTTTTCGGTTAATACCAACTTTAGGCGATACGCCTTGGGCTGGAACACCTTTACCCGCAACATCCGATCCTTTTGCGACAATACACGCTATGAAAAAGAGTTGGATTTCAAGCACTCCGACAAAATATGATTCTGATTTGTCCAAAGTAATTTATGAAAATACTGCGGCTGCTTTTAAGAAGGCTAAAGACTCTATCGACACAAATGTTGAAGACCTTTACCTTAGTGGAGTAGTTCCGATTATGCCAACGAAGGATGCCCCCTATGTCTATCAGGCGGGGAGTGGGTTATCAGGTGGCAAGAGTAAGAGTAAGAAGATGGTAGACGCCTTAGACGATATCTTAAACATCGTGGCAGAGGACGATGGCCTAGATATTCTAGACCTTTTTGATGACGACGATGACTAATCGAATGAGGGCAAAATAATGTGCGCGTATGATTGGAATGTTGACGGCTTGGGGTTAGACGGCTTTAAGCGAATTGATACAAGTATTCCCGTTTTTAATTCCAGGCTCGTTAAAGGATTCGTTAATTTATATCGTGGTTCACGACCAGGGTATCCTTTAGTAGCGGTATCTGACGAAGTTCTTTCAGAAGCATTATTGTCATTTAAAGAAGATAAGATTACAGACATATTTTGCTTATTAACAGACGGTGAATATTTTAAGTATTACGGAAAAGACTTATTAACTGTTTATCAGGATAACGGTTATACGGTGCATCGATATCCCATACCAGATTTCGGGGTGCCTAGAATAGTTTACGCATATAACGCTGTTCGTGATCTTGATGATACTTTACGAGAAGGAAAAGTTGTGTATGTGCATTGTTCAGCAGGCATGGGGCGTACCGGATTAATATTAGGTTGTTTAACTGAGTGGGTCCGATTTAGGGATAAACGGCGATTAAAAGTTCAGAGCGGAGAAAATTCAATTCAGGCAAATTTTCTAATCAGGTTTCGACAAGAGTTGGTGCGGCTGCATAAGAAAACACCCGTTAAAAAAGGAGGCGGTAAGTAATGCTGGACACCCAAACATTTATTAGGTCGGCTTACTTTGAAGAGGTTAGGGGATCGTTATCGTTTCTTAAATGCGTAGACCCGTTAGTAAAGGTAGTGGATTTACCTTTTGGTCATAGGCGGTGTATACCTACAGTTAAAACAATAGCAACTAAATTGGATTTGCCTGATAGTACGATTGAACGAGAAATTAATAGACTACTAAATCTGCGATGGGCTCGAAAATATAAAGAGGGCACTAAAGCCGTATATGTAATAGGGATGCCAAATAGATTATTTATGTCAGAAGAGGTAAGCAGATTATTTAAATGCGCGGAGCGAAAAAAGGACGGAGCCGTTACGTTATTAGAGTGGCGGTGGCTACCGTTAGATAAATGGAGTGGAACTACTTTATGGAAAATGGTGCAAGATAAGATGAGCAAAAAAGGACAAACAGTAACTTTTGCCAAGGCAAAGGGTAGGGCGCAGTTGCAACGATTAATAACAGAGGTAGGAATTGTTACGGCGAAAGCGGTAGCAGATTTCTTTGTATCTCATTACGACGCGTTGAGAATACATTTTAATTGGTATGGGCAGGCTAATCCCGGTTTGTTCAAAGGATTCTTTCATTCAATAAAAGATATAAAAGAGCGGGGGATGCCGCAGCCCAAGGGGGCGGTACACGATCGAGGTAAACAGTCAGCGTTGGCAGAAGAGGCAGTCAATGATGCGTGGGTAACTTTTTAGGTGTTACTAATGCGACAGCGACATATATCACCAATACGACTCAATAAAGTAACTAGGGTATCTTTGCACGCAGCAGGGGTACCTGAACGGTATTGGCTAGTCTCGTTATCACAGATGCAAGAGTCGGAGTCTCAGAAAAAGTTGGTTGGGTATTTACAAACAGTTCATGCTCAAATTGAAAAAGGACAAGGGCTGTTTATTTACGGTGGATTTGAGACAGGAAAAACATCGGCTGCGGTTGCGATCATTAAAGAAGTATTACGGCGAGGTGGGTCGTCATATTTAATGAGGTCGAGGCATCTATTACGAGCCATATATGATAATGAAGAAACGCCCGATGGTTTAGAACTAATACGTCATAGGATGCAAAAGGTTGATTTATTAGTGCTGGACGATTTAGGAGCAGAAGGGTTTGATTCCAAGAAAGGCGGCGGTGCTGAGTTAGAAGGTGTGTTCAGGGACAGATATGATCGTAGTTTGCCTATTATTGTAACGTCTAATTATTCACCGGATAAATTAAAACCTGTTTATACTGAAGCTATTGTTAATATCATTCGTCGCACAGTTGCCGTAGTTAAAATGGACTCAAAGCAATGGATCGGAGGAGAAAAGTAATGGATGTTGATTCCTTGTATTTTTCATCCCTATTAAAAAGCAGAAAAGTGCAGTTCTTAAAAGGGGTAGAAAGCTGCTTTTTTGATAAAGAATGGGAACCGGTATTTACCTTCGTGCGTAAATTTAATTCACGGTACGGCAGATTGCCCCGATTAGGAACGGTAAAAGATAAGTTCAAGGATAAATCTTTTTTGAAGGCTGTTGAGCCTACACCGTTTTACGGCAGAGAACTTAGAACTCGTCATGCGTTTGGGTTATTGGAGGAAGGGCTTAGAACAGACTATACCCCTATGCGGTCGGCCAATAATTTAGACGGAAGTGTAGATGCATTGAAAGGGGTAATTTTAACTATAGAGCGTTTAAGGCAATCAGGGTCAAAAGGTATTTTACGATTAAATCAGCATACTACGCGCAGAAAGAACGCTTACAAGAAACGTAAAAAGATGAAAGGGTTATTGGGGATTAAAACACCTTGGCTAAGTCTTGATGCTGTGACGCAGGGGTGGCAACCGGGTGATCTTATTGTGGTGCTAGCTCGGGCGGGTATAGGTAAATCATTCTTCGTATTGTTAAATGCGTTATCTGCAATGTATCAAAGTAAGAATACATTAGTTTCTTCAATGGAAATGTTCCCTGAAAGGTTAGGTATTCGGTTTGATGGGTTAGGTGCAAAAGTCAGTGTGGATCGATTTAGAAAAGGCAAATTACTAAAACAAGAAAGTAAGCGCATGGCGCGTTGGTATAAACAATTAGAGCAGGATAAGTCGTTAGGATTCGTTGATCTATGTGGACCGAATGAGATATCGTCGCCATTAGATTTAGAACTACATATTCAATTGGGTAACTACGAATTGGCTATATGGGATTCGTTCTACTTAGCCTCAAAAAAGAAAAAGTGGGAAGAGTTTGCGCAGTTGGTAGCTGACTTGAAAAAGGTCGCAGTCAGATGTGGAGTGCCGTTGATAATAACGTCGCAGTTTAATAAAGATGTAAAAGGCGCACATACTAAAGCGGATCAGGTATCCGCCGCGTTTACTGATTCCATCCTGCATGATGCGGATTTCGTATTCGCTTTGTTTCAAACACCCACCATGAAGGTAATGAAAGAAATGTTATTACGCTCATTAAAGGTAAGGGAGGGAATAGAATTAAACGAGTTATTACTCAAATGGGATATTGATAAGGGCGACTTCTCGGAAATAATATCGTCGGTAGGAATAGGTGAACCTGCTGAGGATGAACTTGATAAGGAAGTCGATTTAGAGTTAATTTACTCCTAACATTATATGCAGGTACCAGCAGATGGGAATGACGATTATTTACACAGACGGCGCGTGCAGGGATAGATTAAAGGTAAAGGACAATATCTTTGCATCGTGGGCGTTCGTTGTAGTAGAGCGAGAGAATAAGCGTGAGCATGTTAAAGGAGAAGTGCGATTTTGGCAGAGCGGGTATGTAGAAATATCTAAACGATCTATTGATTATATTGAGGCGCGTAAGACCACTAATCAAACAGCGGAACTTTCAGCAGTTTATTGGGCGTGCGCGTATTTGAGAAAAAACAAAGTAGCAAAGGCCACAATATTTACAGACAGTCTTTATTCAGTAAATGTGATAACAGGGGAGTATCAGATTAAAGCACATAAACAAATGATTCGCACTATCCGAAATATTCATAGTAGTCGGTATGAGTTGTGTTGGATTAAAGGTCATGTAGGGCATCAGTTTAATGAATTAGCAGACTCTTTAGCGAAGGCACAGTTAAATGATTAAAGAGGATATAACGCGCCTATCCGAGTTATGGGGAACGACGATTTCCCGTAGCACGGAAAAGGAAGTTACTATGCAGTGCCCGTTTGCTCCCTTGGGGTACGGGCATAAGAGTAATGAAGATAGAAACCCTAATTTTAATGTAACTATAAATGATCAAGGTATCTCAGTTTGTTTTTGCTTTGCGTGTGGCAGCGGTGGAACGGTTAAACAGGTAGCTTATAAACTATTTAAGAGTAGCGGAGATATTAAGTACAAGGAAGCGTTGGCATTAGTTGAAAAAGTAGATGGTGGAAAATACGACCCTTTATATTCTGTTGATAAATCAAAAAGTAAATCCGTAGAAATACAAAATGATAAAGTTATTGTTCGGGTTATGAAGATGGCAAAGAAAGGAGTGTCGCCTATTCTTAAAGCCAGGGGTATTTCAGATGGGGACGTAAAGAAATGGGATTTACGCTTTGATGAGTTAAACCATCGTGATCTGTTTCCTATGCTTGATTATAAACATAACTTGGTCGCGTTAAGCGGTCGAAGGATTCATGCAGAGCAAACACCCAAATATTTACATTATGGTGAATCGCCTGCGAATATTACAAAAATCTTTTACGGCGAACAGTTCATAGATCCTACAGTTTCGAGCGGAATACTTGTAGAAGGGCCAACCGATACTATCGTTACAAGCCGACATTTTCCGAATGTGCTCGGACAAAGTGGCGCACATATTATAACCGCCGCACGATTGAAGCGACTTAAACGATGGTTTCGCACGATAACCCTGCTGTATGATTCTGACGCTGCGGGATCGATGGCAATGTTTAAAGTAGGATTAACCTTATTTAAACATATGGTGCTGTTCGTTGCGTTTCTTCCGAAAGGGTTGGACCCTTTCGATGCTTCAGTAGAACAAAGAAATGAAGCATTGCAGAAACGTGTACTTTGGTCATTGGTCAATTGGGGTTCGCAAGGAGCTCACGGCCAATAATAATGAGTCTCGTTACGAGACAAAGTTAGGCTCATGTAGCCGAAGGAGAAAAATGGGATCGTCATTTATGACAACGGGATTGAACAAGTCCAAGAGTATGCCGGGTAGCACATCGGTGCGTCCTGACTTCGCAAACCGACTCTACCTGCCGATCGGCAAGGGGACGAAGATTGTGCTGTTGGATGATGATTCAGTCAATATTTATGAACATAGCGTGTGGGTGCAGGGTGACAAGAATGCCATGAAGATGAAGGTAACTTGCACTTCACCGGGTAAGATGCCTGTTCCTAATTCTTGTCGAATCTGCAATGCCATGATTAAAGACGAGAGAATTTCCAGAAAGTTCGTAGCGTATCTGTCGGCTATCGATCTGTCTAAATTCTCTATTGATGGCAAAGAGTACACGCATACGAGGAAACTCATTCCGTTGAACAATCCGGCAGCTAAAACCTTGCTCCGACGCAAAGAGGAGTTTGGTCCGTTGAAAGGATCAATCTTCAAGATTTTCCGGAATGAGAAAACATCACCAGTGGTAGGGGATGATTGGGTTCGTATCAAGCGTATTAAGTTGGCTGAGTTCTTTGCAGAGTCGCCAAGGGTGGAAACAATTCGTGCCCATTATAAAAAGATAGGGCAGAATATTTCCAAAGCCGAAGCCGTCAAAATATTGATAGCTCCGTTTGATTATGCAACCGAATTGGAACCTACAGATCAACGGGTTGAGTATTTCTTGGGGTATCTGGGTTTCGGGGATGCGCCGACCACGAAAGAACCAGAAAGCTCAACTTACGATTATTCCGATGACGATGAGGAAGACGATTCTTCCGATATCAAGGAAGAAGATTTCACAGAGTTTGAGGATGATGACGAGCCTCCCGTAACGCCAAAGAAGAAAAAGAAGAAAAAGAAGAAGGCGAAGAAAAGTAAAAAGGCGAGCAAATAGTAAAGTGAAACAGGTATGCGTGGAGTGAATTGACACTCTGTTGATAGTTTTATCTGACGCTAGAGAGTAGAGAACTCTGCTGTTTCTTTTAAGCCTGATGCGAATAATCACTTGAGGTGAATAGTGAATAAGACGGTAATACAAGCCATTCTAGCATCTAAGGAAGTTTCGGTTGATACAGAGACAGATAGCCTTAACGCACTTCGATGTAGATTAAAAGGGGTGTCGCTTGCATGGACTAGTAAAGGTCGAGAATGGTCACATTATTGGAACTTTAATTCAGATGATATGCCGTCATCGGTAGCAACAGATAAATGGGAAAAATTTCGTAGGGTTATTTTAGAGCCTTTGTTCAATAGACGGGCAGTTGTTCTTGTTTTTCATAATGCTTCGTATGATCTAAAAGTATTTCGTGCACGGAATCTACAACCGAAGACTACTCGTATATCTGATACGATGATTATGGATTTCTTGTTAAATGAGAATAGACCGCATGATTTAAAAACGTGTGCAGTAGATCATTTAAAAGCCGAAGGAACTAAATCGCACGGGGCTATCCAAAAAGAAATAATTGGTTTAGTCAAAGGAGCACAAACCAAGATTAAACGGATCTCTACTGTGGCCTGGGAAAGTTACCGAGACTACCACAAAGGCATATTGACATTAGACCAAGTACCGGCAGGGTATGTTCGTAATTTAATAACAGAATTACCTGATAGGGCGTTGAAGCAAGATGTAGTGAATAAGGTAGTACAGGAGGTTGGGGCTACTTTAGAAGCCCAAGCACGGAAACAAGGTCAGCGGATATTCAACGATTATGCTCGAAAGGATGCATTATGGACGTTGCAATTACATAAACATCTTTTGCCTAAAATACAAGAAGAAGGATTCGGGCAGATATACTGGAACCTATACCAAAGTGTAATGCTGCATACCGTTGAGATGGAGGTGGCGGGAATTAAAGTTAGTATTCCTGGTTTGAAAAAGATCAGGGATCTTTTACAAAAACAATTAGCAGTGCTGGAAGGAAATATCCGACGGCGATTCGGAAGAGATTTTAATCCGGCTAGTGCACCACAGGTGAAACAAATGCTATGGAGGGAGCGTAAATTAACTCCCCCACCTTGGCTTAAAACAAGAGACTTAGGGGTTGATGGATTACCCGGTTCAGGTGAGGACATAATAGAATGGTTGGTTGAGGAAGGACATGAGTTCCTACAAGATTTATTAGTTCGTAGAAAATTATCAAAAACATTAAGTACCTATATTCTGCCGTTAATTGAAGAGGCTGAACTTGACCCAGAAGGTAGGATTCATACTTCTTTTAGTATTATTAAACGAACTTCCAGGTGGTCGTCATCTAATCCGAACCTGCAAAATATTCCGCGATGGGATACGCTGAAAAGATACATACCTGATTGTCCTTCCATAAGGGAATGTTTCATTGCAGAAAAAGGAAACACTTTATTAGTAGGTGATTATTCACAATGCGATTTGAGGGTCATGGCTCACGCTACTGGAGATCCTGCGTTTCTTAAATCCTACCGAACTTGGAAATGTGGTGCGTGTAGAAAGCAAGGAGAGACAAATAAACCCTTTCACAAGTGCCCCGCTTGCGGTGAGCCAGATGAAGTAGATGGAGGGGTGTTTGTATTAGGTGAAGATATTCATAGGGAAACAGGGCTAGCTACAGGATTGATTAAAAAATTAGGAGAGAAGGATGGTAGGCAAGAAGCTAAGGAAGTAAATTTTGGTGCAACGTATTTAATGGGAGCTCCGACCTTAGCCAAAAAATTAGGCTTAACGCTAAAGGAGGCTAAGGTAGTTCTGCAAGGTTATCACGATAAGCACGTTGGTATAAGACATTTTTCAAATTTGATTTTTCAGCGGGTAGCAGAGCAGGGATACTTTCTAATGCTTAATGGGCAGAAACGACGATTCGATCAAGATTTTAAAAAGTTGGAGCACGCAGATCGTACTGTTGGACCGAATGGGCAAAGCGATTACACTAAATTAAAATACGCAATTATGCGTGAATTAATGAATAACGTCGGTCAGGGCGGCACAGCAGTAATTATTAATACAGCAGTTTATCTACTTTGGAAAAGAAGAGAGTTTTTACTCAAACATCAGTGCAGATTGTTATTACAGGTTCACGATGAAGTAGTATTGGAGGTCCCCACTAAATATGCCAAGAAGGTAAAAAAGTGGCTTCGTAATACTATGGAAGATGCAGGGCAAATTTCGGTACCTGTATTGGCAGATGTTGGTCAGGGCAAAACTTGGCAGACAGCGAAGTAGGAGGTGATCATGTTTATCTGTTCTTGTGGAATAAAATGCACAATAGTAAATGTAGACAATGTTGCTAAATACTACTGCCCTCGGTGTAACGAGATAGTGGCTAACGCAGGCAACATCACAGAATGTGGAACTGAACCTATTATGATGAGCGGCGTAGCTAGTTCTCAAGGATCGTATCTATGTGACCAGTGTGGTAGTTGGATGCATGATGCTTGCCGTGCTCGTTGCCCGAATTGTAATTGGGAGAAACCTTGTAATTAAACTCTGCTGGTACCAGCAGACTTTTCGA